AATGACGGAACAGGCGACACCCTTAGACAAGGTGCGTTAAAAGTTAATGCAAACTTTAATGAGATTTACAATTCCATTGGTAATGGCGTAAATCTCAATGCCCCAAATACTACAGGATTTGCTCTTACTGCTGGGATTTCAACTAACTCTCTGAATCTCAACGGTCAAGCACCATCATATTACCTAGACTATAATAATTTTACAAACACACCATCTGTACTATCATCGTTTACTAATGACGTTGGGTTTACTACAGATGTAGTTGGTGCGTCTGGATTTGTTGCTGGTGGTATTGTTACTGCTACTTCCTTCTATGGCGATGGTTCTAGTCTAACTGGAATCGCATCAGCTGTGGATACTGGTGCCTTACAGGCCCAGATCAATTCCCTTGGAACCAACCTCAACATCGTCGGTTTTTACGATGCTGTTGCTGGTATTGTTACTGCTCTCACAGTTGTAGGACAAGGAAGAACTTATACTGGAATTGGCCAAACCTTGTCTTCCGTTGGCATTGTCACGGGAGACTATTTTATTGTCGCCAGAGGCGGATCTAATGTTGGTATTGCAACCTTTACCAACCCAGGTATATCCAGTGTTTATTCTGGTGACTGGATTGTTGGTGTAGGTGGTGAGAGTTGGTCTATCCTATCTTACTCACAACAGGTTACTGCTCCAAAGGCAACCCTAGCAGATGAAGCAGTCACCCTACAGAATAATTCAAATGTAAACACCTCTGGTGTTATCACTGCTTCGCAGTATTTTGGTAATGCTGGTGCAATGACCAACTTGACTGGTGCAAGTTTTGGAACCTATGGTAACTCCTCTACTGTACCTCAAGTCAATGTAGATGCTACTGGTAAGATTACTGGTATCACTAACGTTGCTATTGCATTTACTGATATTACTGCTGGATTAGGGACGGGGTATTGGTCTAAAGAGGTAACAGGTATTCACACCACATCTAATGTGGGTATTGGAACTACTGCTGGTCCTAGTGGTGTCAGAGTACATGGTGATGTCGAGATCACTGCCACTTCTGGTGGTGCATTAAGAATTTACAATACTAGAAAGGCGATCTTTGGTAACAGTGAGAACGCACACATCACATTTGATGGTGCAGATTTTAAACTTAAATCAGATCATGATACTCAGATCGTAGACGAGAACGATAATAAACTTGCGGTATTCAAACCTGGCGGTAGTGTTGAGTTATACCAAAATGGAACCAAGAGACTGGACACAGTTTCTCTCGGCGTCACTGTCTATGGTGCATACTATGGAGACGGATCTAGACTAGCTGGTATTGTTACCAATCTTGTTGCTGGTGAGAACATTGAGTTATCTCAGAATGGTACAGAAGTAACTGTAACTAGTACCGCCGCTGGTGGTATCTGGCAAAACTCTGGTTACCCTGGTGTAGTTGGTATTGGTACAACTGCAAAGGTTGGTGTCGGAACCACTGCTCCTGATATTTCTAAGATCTTTACCGCTAAGGGTAATGCTAATATAACTGGATCCTTTGATGTTGGTCCTACTAATATCGTTGGTGTTGTTACTGTCTCTACTGGTAGGATTCAAACCCCGACAGGAGCTAATATAAAAATCGGTAACTTACCGATGTCAACTGGCGGTGGTGGTTTCAATATTGGTATTGGTGAACAAGTCCTAGCCGTAATGAACGGTGGAGATGGAAGAAATATTGGTATTGGTAATCTAGCACTGTATAGTGTCACCAACGGTCAATATAATATTGCTTTGGGTGAGAGAGCTGGTAGACAGATCACTCAGGGATCTTACAACGTACTTATTGGTAAGTATGAAGGTATTAATGATGACCTAGACATTAGATCTTCATCCAATAATATTGTTTTGTCTGACGGTGCTGGTAATATCAGACAATATATTAACTCTAGTGGTGATGTAGGTATTAAAACTACTGTCATCACTGAGGCATTGACTGTTGCTGGTGTTGTTTCTGCAACATCTTTCTATGGATCTCTTAATGCATCACAGTTGACTGGTGCTATGCCAGCGATTGATGGTTCTCAATTGATCGGTGTTGTTGCTTCTGGTACTGGTATTGTAATCAGAAACAGTGGTAACAATATCGGTGTTGCTGCAACGATTAACTTTGATGCAAATCTTAATGCCTCCTTCTCTGCTGGTGTTTGTACTGTAACTGGTAACACTGAGTTCTGGAGAGAGACTGGTGTTGGTATTCATACCTTTAAGAATATCGGCATTGGAACCACAAACCCAGTTGATCCATTGACTGTAGAGGGTGCCGCTGACATTAGAGGTAATCTGAAAGTCAATAACCAGTATCTGGAACTAAGTTCTACTGGTTGGATTAGACATGATGATCAGTCTCAAGATCAAATGATCTTCCAGATCAATACTGGAACTGATTCTCCTGGTATTGATGGTAGTTTCATATTCAGAAGCACTGATCCAGGAATACCTGCTGTACAGAAAGATGCACTGAGAATTTACAGTGCAGGATCTTCACCAGACAGACTTGTTAGAATCTATAGGAACCTACAAGTAGATGCAGGTGCTACGATTGCAGAGACATTATCTGTTGGATCCGCAGTCACTTCATCTCCTGCTGGTGTAAATGTAACTGGTGTCATTACTTCTACTACATTTGAGGGATCTGCATCTGGTTTAACTGACATTCCTGCGGCACAATTGACTGGTACTATGCCAGCGATTGACGGATCCAATCTACTTAATGTTAATGCTACTGGATCTGGTATTGTTTGTGAGGATGATGATATTAATGTTGGTTCTGCAAGAACCGTAAACTTTGGTGATGGTCTAGACGTTACCTATTCTGCCACTGGCATTGCAACCATCACTGCTAGTGGTGGATCTCTACAAACTAGAGAGGTAGTTGTAGGAACTACAACTGCTATTCCTAATAATGGTATCGGTAACACTGATATTACTGGATTCAAGTCTTATGGACTGATGAAGGTCGGACTATCTACTGCGGGATGGTTACGAATATATACTGATAGTGCATCTAGAGCTGCTGATATTAATCGCGGTATAGGGGAAGACCCTGCACAAGGTAGTGGAGTGATCGCGGAGTTTGTTTCTACTGGTATTAATACTACTAGTATTATTTCTCCATTCGTTATGGGTGGAAACTTAGACGAACCTGCTTCCACGACAATCTACGTTTCAATTAAAAATCTAACAGGGTATACCAACTCTATATCTGCAAACCTAACAATCCTTCAACTGGAGGCATAAACGACAATGGCTATCTCAACTTACGTTAATACAATTGCAGCTGGTTACGGCCAAAGTGATCTGGTCACTCAGCTAGAGAGTGCCTTCACATGGTTAGGTTGGCATGAACCTACTGAAGTAACTGGTATTGCTACAGGTATTGAAGCTTACATGTATCAATCTGACCCAGCTGAGACTGGTATTTATTATAGTTATTATTATTATGGTGAACCAGATGCAACTTCTGGTGTAGGAACTGGTATTGCTCTGTACACAAGAAGATACTATAGTAATGTAAGTGATGTTGCAATTGCTAATCCTGGTTCTGGATATACTAGTGGTGAATTTATATCCTTTCCAGTTGGTGCAGCTGCATCTACACTAGGATTTGGTATTACTGTATACGCAGCTCCTTCTACTGTTAGTTTTGGTGGGACTACTAATAAATTCTATGATAGTCATAGACACCCAACCAGTAATTATAATTATGGAACGTTGAGATTATCAGTAGCTCCTGGTAAAAAGTATGAAAATATGTTCCATTGTTTTAGAACTAATAATAATGAAACCACTATGACCCTTGCTTCTGGGCCATACTGGAATGGTTGGGGGCATTTTGATCCTGTTAGTGGAGACGAATATCAAGTAGGTAGTAGTGGTATTACTTCATTTTCACAGCGTAATGCAGATAATCTGCCTTGTTTTAGTGGAGAATACCAGGCACATGTAGAACAAGCTCCTAATGGTACTAGTATGATGTGTCCTCTTCACTCTTCTTTTACAGGAAATTCAATTACAGTAAGTAGTGGAAATTCATTTGCTCTAGACCTAAGGGTATTCAGGTCTGGCATTGATCCTAAGTTTGCTATTCTTGTTTGGAATCAACCAACAAAATCTTCAGTATCTTTAGATGATAATACTTATGATGCTATCGTTCTTCATAACTTTAATCCTGATTTCTTAGATTATGATGAAGTATTTTGTGATGGATTTAGTAAAATTACCTGGCAAGGCGGAACTACTTACCCACATCTACAAATAGATAATTACTGTGGTTCTACCAGATCGGATTATCGTAAATTAAGTTTCTATCGCGGATATGATTATGGGTATGATGGTTCATGGCAGGAGATTTATTCTGGTCTAACGGATCATCAATATGTCAATTCTTATGATGCTAGAATCTATCATAGAACGACTGAACTGGAATATAGTAATAATCCCGATGGAAAACAACCAATTGCTCCACCACACTATACTACAGTAAAGGGAATTCCACTATTCTGGAATTGGATTCCTGCTCCTGTTTATATGCCTGATGACTTTGTATTGATTAGTTTTGAGTATGAAGCTCCCAGTACCAACATTCAGACAGGAGATATTATTACTATTAGTCCTACTGAAAAATACTATGTTGTAACAGGATCATATAATCAGTTTAACAAGACTAACGGTGTACTACTCTGTGCGAGGTTTGTCTGATGTCTCTAGTACTCTCATCAAATTTCACTTTTAGTGGACAACGATCAGTTGTTGTTGGATTTGCTACTACGATAGCAAATCGTTCTCAAGCAGTTGGTATTCAAACTTTTACTACTACAAATGGAACTGTAAGAGTTTTAGATACTGATCTGAATTTTTCAGACGTTAGTGATAGATATGACCATAGACGAGGATTCAGGCCTGGAGTGGGCCACCTGTATCCTCGTGGTGGAGAATGAAATTACTAAATACTATCGCCTGATTCCATATGATACATGTCAGAAGAATTAAAGAAGGAAAAACCTAAGGGCCCTTTAGGTAAACTGAAGGATAAAGTTGAAGACTCCGAAGATCAACTGATGATTTTGAGTACCCTCGTTAGATTGGGTATTCTCATCTGGAGTGGAGGGATCTTAACACTTAATTATGTTACAATCCCAGGTCTTCCCCAACAAAAGATTGATCCAACTTTCATAGCATCCGTTTTCACGGGCGTGCTAGCGACTTTTGGCGTCCAGACCGCTAAGAAGTCTGGCGATGGAACTATGAAGATGCAAAATGGTGGTGGTGTGAGCAAATCTGATCTGGAGAAACTGATCAATGC